AACACTTTCAAACGGCTTACTGTAACGTGTTTTCATAACTTTACATGCTGCCCGAATACCATGAACATCACTTGTTTTGTTTCCATCTGCATCTGTTTTTAGTTTTAGCTTGCGCATTGCAATAACCATACTAGATGCATAGATAAATCCCTGACCACCACTGATTTTGTCGTCTGGATCAAACATGTCTTGTGAAGCATATGTGTGGTTTGTTGCTACCAATCCAACATTGTAATCACCAAACATATTCACACAGTTGCGAACAAGTGCAGTCAATGCTTTTGGTTTTCTGCCCATGTCGCCTTTGAGATCACCTTTACTAAACTGATCAACATCAGTTGGTGTAAGAAGCATACCCAAACTATCCAAAACAAACAGAACTTTTGGTCGTTCTTTTGGATCAACATCTTCATATTGTGCTTTGTAATCTTTCATGAAGTCATTAATAACTTTAGCAACATCATCAATCATTGCCATATTAAGTTTTAATAGTTTATCTTCATCTGTGCTTACACCAAGAGCATGGAGCCAAGCTTCATCAAGTGCATTTTCACTGTCAATCAGAACAACAAAAATACCTTGTTCTTGTGCATTACGAACAATGTTACCACTGGCAATGTAACTCTTACCTGCACCACTTTCGCCAGCAAGAACAGTTACTTTGCCTAATGGAATGCCTTTTTCAAAACTTCCACTCAAAAGTTTATTCAGTGTGTAATTTCCCGTGGAAACCCATGTATCAGGATCACGAAATCCTACACTTAAACCAGGAACACTTTTGGTAATACCTTTTCTAAATTTTGATATATCAAAAGGTTTTGACATTATTCGTCACGCTCCGCAATTGCAGCTTCTTGAACGAGTTCCAAAAGTTCATCTACATCTTTGCACATAATTCTCGCATTGGAATAATCATCTGAATGATTTCTGCCAGATACATCAATCAGGTATCCGTTATCATACATTTCAACAGTGAAACGCATATCTACTTTTTTTAGTTTGTCGCTAATTTTCATTATTTTTCTCCAGAAATGTTAGGTTGGGGGACATTTGGTTGTCCCCCAATTTGCAAGTAATTATATAAGATTACTTACGGTTACGAATTGCTGCCAAAATATCTTGGGCACTAGGTTTTTCATCCGAAGATGCAGGTGCCGCAGCTACTGTTTCTGGTTCTTTCCAGCCACTATCATTGATAGTTTCATCATTTTTATTCTCAGATACACTAGGTTCTGGGGCAGGTGTTGGTTTAGGAGGGGTCACATTTCCGCCACCACTGCTACCATTTGGTGCACTGTTAGTGGTATCAATTTGAACACCGCTCGGACGATAGAAATTACCCCACAGTTCAGGATCATATTCTTGTCTATCAACACTTGCTTCAAACATTTCACCGATTACACGCAGTTCTTCATCAGAAGGCTGCTTTGGCAAAAAGTCACCAAGATTATAAAGACCGAACTTGCTGATTGCATCACGTTCTTCACTTGTCAAGCTGCGTTCTTTACGTGCCCAGTTGGATGTTGTGTAGTCAGAATACTGACCTTTGGTAGTTTTTGTCAGACGGAAATCTGTTCCAGCTTCATAATCAGTCGGAAGTTCTTCAAAATCTGTATCCATAAGTGCAGCTTTAACAATGTTAAAAATGCTCGGATTAATAATGAAACGACGAATCGGATTTTCTGGTGCTTCTTCATCAAGTGAATTTTCTACCACAAAACCTTGGAAAACGTAACTCTTTTTCTTCCAATATTTGCGCCCCTGATCTTCAAGAGAAGGGTCTTTAAACCACGGACGCACTTCACTCAAAATAGGACAACTGCCAACAGGTCCCCACATTTCATTACATGGTACTTGAACTGTTACTGGACGGCTTTCTGGATCTCCCTTGATACCTGCGAATTCAAGTTTGATCATTTGACGTTCACGCCAAAAATAAGTATTTGAAGCATCTCCATCTGGTAGGAAACGAATAATACTTGTAGTGTTTTCTGGAATATTCCAGAACGGGAAAATTGCGTTGTCGCCGCCACCTGTATTTGAACTGCCACGATTTTCCTGTGCCTGTAGTTTTGCTCTAATTTCTGCCAATGTTGCCATAGTTTTTCTCCTTTGTTATGCCTATGTTATTTGCCTAAGTTATTTGCCTAAAAAGTAACA